GGCTACTACAAGATCGCGTATCGGGAATCCAGCGATGGCCTTTTCGCGGCGTCGATTTATTCGGACGAAAGCCGATCCGGGGCCTTTATCCCTGTGATTCAGCTAAATACGGACCCGAAGACCGGGGCGGGCGATCTGTACCAGCCGGAGAATCGGCTATCGGCCTACAAGAAGGTGCGCTTTAACGCCGCCGCGGGCGTGACCGAGTATCATCTCCCGGTACAGGCGATCGACGAGGTGCGTTCCGTTACGGTGTCTGGATCCCTGCAAGCCCCCGAGACGTATACAGTAAACGCCGGGGCGGGGACAATTACCTTCGCCGAAGCGCCGACGGTATCGAACCCGCCGGAGAACAACACCGTGGAGATCCTTTACCGCAAGGAAAATCCGGACGCCTACAACAGCATCATGGACTGCGCGTATGCAACGGTTTACGGCGGAAACCGGGATCTCTGCGTGGTGCTGGGTGGGTGCCCGGCGCAGCCAAACGCTTACTTCTGGTCGGGAAACACGCAGCTCGCGATGGATCCGACCTACTTCCCGATGAGCCACTACAACCTCGCGGGGGATGCAAGCGACGCCATCACCGGTTTCGGCAAGCAGCAGAACATGCTGATCGTACTCAAGGAGCATTCGGTTGGCCGTGTGACATACGGTACGGAGAAAATCAACGAGCGTGAGCAGATCACGATGAACTATACGCGCATCAATAGCCGCATCGGCTGTGACCTTCCGTGGACGATTCAGTTGGTGGAGAACAACCTGGTGTTTTGTAATCGCCGGGATGGGGTGCATTTGATCCGCGACAGCTCGGCTGCCTACGAGAACAACATCGTCTGCATCAGCCGGAAAGTGAACGGCGATACGTATCGCCACGGGCTGACGTGGGCACTGCGGCAGGCGGATGCCGATCTGGTCTGTTCGGTGGATACCGACCGGAAATATCTTGTGGTGTATCATGGAGAGGCCTATGAGTGGGATTACACGTTGAGTGAGTACCAGAACCCGACGTGGTTTTACCACACGAATTTGAAGGCCGTTTGCTTTGCGCACCTGAATGAGCAGCTCTGGGAGTTCAGCACAAGTGCGTTGTACAGTTTTGAGCGCTCGTTTATGGACGATGGGGAAGCAATCGAAAAGGTGTACCGATTCCCAACGCAGCACTTTGGCTCTTACGACCGCTTGAAGACGGTGCGAAGCGTTGTGCTTTCTACGAGGGCGGACGCAAATACGCGCACGCGCATTACTTGGGGCTGTGACTACGGCACCCGGGAGGACGCGAGCCCAATCATTGCCGACGCCTATCGGCTGGTGCCGCGTGACCTGAGCCGCCGCGCGCTGGGCGGTGGCCTGTACGCGCGGGTGGCGCGCCGCAAGCCGGGGTACCACAATATCCACCACTTCACAATGACCCTTTCTAATGACGACGTCGGTAAGGATCTCTCGATCGTATCGGCGCAAATTTTTTATGTTTTTTGCGGGAGGACACGCTGATGGAAATTCCAAAACTGAAATTCACGAAGCTGTGGACGAACCACGATGACTTCCCCACGGTGGAGACGCGGGAGGAGGTCGTCCGCAGTGATATGCAGTTGCTGTTCAACGAGATTCGGGACTACATCAACGTGACTCTGTCCGGGGTGGTGTCTACGATCGGCGATACGCTGACGGCGCTGCAAGGCAAAGACGGGGCGGGTCGAATCGGATTTCGGAAAACGGCCGCCATTGACCGAGAAAATGTGCAGGACGCGATCGAATGCGTGCAGGCGCAATTGGTGTCCGTGTCCAAGGGCGGCATCGCTGATGGAGCCGTAACGCCGGAAAAGGTTGCAACGGGCGCGATCGGTACAGCGGCAATCGCGAATGCGGCGGTTACATACGACAAGATCAAAGACAAAGCCGTTGGCAGCGCAAAGCTGGCGGATAATGCGGTGTCTGCGCAAAAGATTGCCACGAACGCCGTGCAGGAACGCCAGATCTTCGACGGATCGGTGACGCAGAGTAAGCTCGCCGTGGAGAGCGTTTCGACGGCGAAACTTGCCGCCAACGCTGTAACGCCTGAGAAGCTCGCTCAGAGCGCAGTTACGACGGAAAAACTGGCGGAGAAATGTGTGACAAAAGAAAAGCTCGACCTGGAATCGCTGGTTACGCATGTGGGCTATAACTCGGACGGGGCGGCTGGTAGGACAATTAACGTCGGTGGTGCCGGTCTTCTGCTGTTCATCTACGGCAACAGCAAGTATGGCTTTGTGTTCCCGTGGGGCAGCGTTTACGCCGCTTACGGGACGGTAACGTGGCAGTGGCAGGACAAGGCGGACATCAAGTTCGAAAACGGCGTGCTGACGTTCGTGACAGCGAACGCATGGGCAAACGAAGCCGGGCATGCCTTCGTGTACCAGATGCTGTGAGGTGAAAAGCAATGGCAGTTGTAATCAAACAGGGTGACGCTTATGGCATCCCGCTGGAAATCCAGCTCAACGGCGCAACACTGACCGACGCGGATGTTGAAAAGGTGGAAGTGTTCGTCGGCGATGGCATCCGAAAACTGTACCCCGGGCAGATCACATATAGCTCAGAGATCTCGTGCTTTGTTGTCCCCGTGACGCAGGAAGAAACTTTCACGCTCCCAGAAAACGAGAGAATCCGCGTAGACGTGCGTGTGCAGTTTCCGGGCGGCATGGTGCTCGGCGTGATCGACGAGCTGAAAGCGAAGGTCGCGGACGCCATCAGCGAAGAGGTGCTGTAAATGCCCGCGGTCGTACCGGCGAACGGCCGGTTTTCGCTGACGGTTCGCCTCGGCGGTATCCTGCTGCAAGGCCCGCCGGGGCCGCCCGGTGTCGGTGTGCCCCCCGGCGGAACGACCGGGCAGACGCTGACGAAGCTGTCCGACAGCGACTATGATACGGGCTGGCGCACCCCGCCCGGCGGCGGCGGAAGCGGCGGTGGAGGCACGGTGCAGAGCGTCAACCGGGTGCTTCCGGATAACGCAGGAAATGTGCAGTTGACGCCGAAAAACATCGGCGCGGTAGATGAGGACGAAGAGCTGACGATCCTAGAAATCATTGACATGTGGAATAACGCTTAGTAGGGGGAGAACTATGGCAGGAAAATACCCAGGGCAGAACGCCCTGAACAAGCTGATGCAGCTGGTGAAGACGGCAATCAACAACAAGGCAGACAAGACGGCTTTGGATGGCAAGCTGGACGTTACCGGCGGCACGATTTTTGGCGATCTCAAGGTCAAAACGAACGCAGAGAACACTGGAAACATTGACGTAGAGGGCGAGATTCGTGTTAAGAGCGGTACAGCTCGGCTGAGGGATGTATACGCAACGAACATTGTGCACTCGGATGTGATGGTCGAAGCACCGATGTTTACCCTGCGCGCTCCGCTGGCGGAGAAGTCAGTGCAGGTTGAGCAAGATGGGGATACCGCCGTGAAAATGGAGTGGCTTAACGGTACCCTTAGTAAGGGATACGCGCGCTTGAAGATTGGCACGCCGACCGAAGATGACGATGCAACGACGAAGGCCTACGTGGAAGGGAAGGTCTCCGGCTTGCAGACGGCTGATCAGGTGCAGGCCGCCATCAGCAGCGCGATCACCGGTGTGTACACGCCGAAGGGATCGATCGCGTTTAAGTCTTTGCCGACGGCTGCGGCCGGAAACAAGGGCTGGGTGTACAACGTCAGCGATGCCTTCACCACGACGGCGGCGTTCGTCGAGGGCGCGGGGCACAGCTACGGTGCGGGCACAAACGTCGTGTGTGTGGACGCTGGCAGCGGAAGCTACAAGTGGGACGTGCTCGCAGGAACGATCGACCTAACGGAGCTGACTGCGGACGAGGTGCAGACGCTCTGGGACTCCATCTGACGGGGGGATGGTGCATGCAGGCAAGCGGAAGTGCAGCGATTAAAAAGCTGATCCAGCTCGTCAAGGCGGCGCTCAACAACAAGGCAGACAAATCGGAGCTCGACGGAAAGCTGGATGTTACCGGCGGCACGATTTTTGGCGATCTAAAGGTAAAAAAGAACGCGGAGGGCACCGGGAACATTGAAGTAGAGGGCGAGATTCTTGCTCGGAACAGCATAGCTCACGTGATGATTGTATACGCAACGAACACTGTGCGGTCGGAGCTGATGGTCGATACACCGTTGCTTAGCTTGAGACCTTCGTCGTCCGAGAAGTCAGTGCAGGTTGAGCAAGATGGGGATACCGCCGTAAAAATGGAATGTTTTGACGGAACCCTTAGTAAGGGATACGCGCGCCTTAAGGTTGGCACACCGACCGAAGATGACGATGCGGTGACGAAAAAATACGCGGACGCGGCGCTGGATGAAAAGCTGGACAAGTCCGGCGGCACGTTTACCGGCAACGTCTACGGTAAGTATTTTTGCGGTACATGGCTACAGTCCACAGAGGCTAGTGATCTGGGGCGTACACCGGGCAAGATCGCCGTGCTGGACGGCAGCGGCTGGGTGTACTATCGCACGCCCGCCGAGCTGTTTGGCGATCTTGGGATTGCCAACGCAATCAAGTCCTACGTTGATACTGCAATCGTAACAGCAATCAACAGCAGCTATTAAGGCGGTGAAACGATATGCCTACTAATGTGACACTTACAAATCAAGTAGCGAATAGCGGGAAAGGTTGGTTTCCGGCCACGCGCGGAAACTGCACGTGGCTCAACTCATCCATCACGCCGGGCGACGGGGCCGCGTCCAGCGTTAAAATCACGCCGTCCGGCGCTGGAGAATGTACACTGACATCCGCAGCGCACAATCTGGTCGCGTCGCACAAATATTACATCAGTTTCAAGGTGCGGTTCGAGTCGGATACACAGGGCACTTGCGATTGGTATTGGCCGGTCGCCGAGCCTTGTGCAGCGCAAAACATGGCCGTCAACGCTGCTGCTGGCGCGTGGACGCGCTTGTCGGCCGTGTTTGATCGCGCCAGCTTTTCGGATGGCAGCTATCCTTGCCGCTTTGACTACAACAACAACGATGGCAGCAACAAGACGTTTTGGTTCACGTCCTGCCTGCTACTCGACTTGACTGCTGCGTTCGGTGCTGGCTTGGAGCCGAGCAAGGAGTGGCTGGACAAGCACATCACGGCGTTTTCGGACACACCGACAGTGCAGTACATCGAAAATTTGGGGGAGCTGTTTACAAACATCGCCGACGCGATCCGCGCAAAAAGTGGCCAGACTGGAGAGATCATGGCCTGCGACTTTGCGGACCGCATCCGCGCGCTGTGACGGAGGTACGACATGAGTATCAACGTCGTGGAGGCTATTTCCACCCAAAACAGGTGCTATCAGGCGGCGGAAAAGCGCACAACAATATGCCGTCGTACTTGTATGTACGTGTGGAAGCGGACGGCATAAGAGAGGAGGAGCTGTTGAAAATGGATTATGAACTGACAGCGAAATGGCATGCGCTGGACAAAGTGCAGGTCGGCCTGAAAGACGTCGTTGTTTTGCATCCTGACCTTGCCCCAATCCAGCGCCAGATGGGCGATCTTGCCGATCTTACGACGGAGGCAAAGGACACGCTGGTGGCAGCCATCAACGAGGCGGCGCGGACAGGCGGTGGTGGGGGAAGCATGGACTTGCGCGTAGCGGACGGCTACGTGCAGTACAGCACGGACGGCGGCAGCACGTGGAAAAATTTGATCGCCGTGGCAGACCTCAAGGGTGCGGACGGCGCGCAGGGCGACCCCGGCCCGCAAGGCCCAAAAGGCGAGCCCGGAGCAAAGGGCGATCCGGGCGAAAAAGGCGATCCCGGCGCGACAGGTCCGACTGGCCCGCAAGGCCCGGCTGGCGTTCCGGGAAAAGACGGCGCAAAGGGTGATCCAGGCCCTGCTGGCCCTGCTGGCCCTGCTGGCCCGCAAGGCCCTGCCGGTGCACCCGGCAAGGACGGCGCGGGCATGGACATCACCGGCGCGAAGATCGGCCAGATCGCCAAGATCACCGCAGTGGACGCATCCGGAGTGCCCACTGCATGGGCACCGGTGGATATGCCGGGGGGCGGTGACGAGAATTTTGCGTTGATTATGGACGATACAGTCCCTGCAAACGCTACCGGATATGCTAGTGATAAGGACGTCAATGGTGATAGCTTTGCGCTGCGCGAATGGGTGCTGATCTTGTGGACGCCAGCGCACACCGACGACGATCACGGCAATTTCGGCAGAGCGGTCGGCTTTATACCTGGGGCGGCGTGGGGGAAAAACGTTTTTAAGGTATCAGATACCATTAAAAAGTCAGACGGCACCGGAAGATACGATATGCTGCACATTAAAGTGGTTGACGGCTACCAAATGCAGCTGCTGCATACACGCAGCCAAAACGCCAGTAATGCATTTGGGGTGATGCAGCAGGACGTTGGTGCTGGCATTGCGCCGATCAATTTTAAAGTGGATGCGACGGCGCTTTTTGAGCCGACCAATGCTACCGGATATGCAACGTGTGTAAAAATTGCTGGATATACCAACGAATGTGTCCCGGCTGGAACACACATCAAGCTGTACGGAAAGCGGGTGAAATCTTGAAAGTATACGAAAACGACATTTACCGCGACATGACCGCCGCCGAGATCGCGGCGCTCGAAGCCGCAGCGGCGCAGGCTGCGGCCGAAGAAAAGCGCCGCCCGCTGTCGCTGGGCGAGGTGCAGGAGATGATGGTGCGGGCGCAAATCAACGCGCTGGCCGTGGACGACGCAACGGCTTTGCGGATGATTGCCTTTTATCCGGCATGGGAATCTGGCAAGGCCTACACCTCCGCCAATGGCTGCCCGGTTGGCTATAAAGCAACCCGCAACGGCCGCCTTTGGAAGCTCCGCCAGGAACATACGTCCCAGGATAACTGGGCACCCGGCGAAACCGGTGCAGAAAGTCTATGGGAGGAAATCTGCGAATCCCACGGCGGGACAAAGTACGATCCCATCCCGTACAGCGGCAACATGGCGTTGGAAAACGGCAAGTATTACAGCCAGTCCGGCAAGACGTACCTGTGCAACCGCGACACCGGCAACCCCGTGTATAATACGCTGGCTGATCTGGTTGGGCTGTATGTGACGGAGGTGTAAGTGATGAATATCGTGGAGGCGTTTGCCACCCAAAACAAGTGCTATCAAATCGGCGCACCGCTGACGCCGCAGGGCATTATGCTGCACAGCGTGGGATGCGCGCAGCCGTCTGCGGCGGTATTTGCGCGTAGCTTTAACCAGTATCAGCCGGGCGGCGCGTCCGTATGCGTGCACGCGTTCGCGCAGGCGGACGGCACGGTGTATCAGCTCCTGCCGTGGGAGATGCGCGGCTGGCACTGCGGTGGCGCGGCGAACGCGACGCACATCGGTGTGGAGATGACCGAGCCGAGCGCGGGCATGACTTACGCGGAGGCAGCAGAGCAGATCGCGGGCACATACCGCACGGCTGTGGAGCTGTTCGCCGCGCTGTGCAAGCAGTACGGCCTCGATCCGGCGCAGGACGGCGTAATCATCGGGCACGCCGAGGGACACCGGCGTGGCGTGGCGAGCAACCACGCAGACCCGGAGCTGCTGTGGCGCACATATGATATGGGCTACACGATGGACGGATTTCGGCGCGACGTCGCGGAGGCGATGGCGGCAAAAAATACAGACGAGGAGGACAGCATGGTAAGATACAACAGCATTGACGATGTGCCCGGATGGGCACAGGACACAGTGCGCGCGCTGATGGACGCGGGCGCGCTGCAGGGTGACGATCAGGGGCGGCTGGATCTGTCGCTGGATATGATCCGCGGCATAGTAATCGGCAAGCGGTACGCGGACGCGCGCAGCCCCAGATATGCCACGATCGACGACGTGCCCGGTTGGGCGCGCGAGGAGACGCAGCGGCTTATCGATCGCGGCGCGTTGGCCGGTACGAGCGGCGGCAAGCTGGATCTGTCGCTGGACATGCTGCGCACGATGATCGTGTGCCAGCGGATGATGGGTGAAAACAAGTGAGGAAGGGGCAGTACATATGAACATCAATTGGAGAGTACGTATTCGCAACAAGAACTTCTGGCTGGCGCTGATCCCGGCGCTGCTTCTGCTGGTGCAGGTGGTGGCCGCCCCGTTCGGCTACAAGTGGGATTTCGGTGTTCTGAATCAGCAGCTTGCAGCAATCATCAACGCGGTGTTTGCTGTGCTGTCGATCATCGGTGTGGTCACTGACCCGACCACCGCCGGTACTGCGGATAGTGCGCGGGCAATGACTTACACCGAACCCAGACAGGATGATACCCGCCGATGAGCCTCTCAGTAGTAATTGCGCTGGGTGGCGTGATGCTCAGCATCATCGGCGCTACTTGGCGGCTATGCGTGATCGTGACGCAGGCGACGGATGCGGTGAAGGCCTTGACGGAGCGCATACAGCACATGGACAACGACAACCTGCGAGATCATGCGGAGATGCGCAGGCAGCTCAACGGCCACGAGAGCCGCATTTCGAAACTCGAGCGACGAACATAAGGGAGTGATTGCGCGATATGGCACAGACGAATACGCCCGTCAGCGCGGACGATCAGAAGAAAATCGACGCTTTCGGCGAGCAGTGGAAGGCGGCACAGGCAGCCGGAGACAAAGCAGGAATGGACGCAGCACACACGGGCGCGGAGAATATCCGCGCCCAGTACGGTTATTCCGGGGGCGGCGACGGGAGTGGGCATCACCCGCTTGAAATGACGATTCCTACAGCCGGAGCGGGCGCCACGCAGGCGGGTATGGACTCGCAGACGACGCAGGAGCGTTCCGGGAAGATCTATCAGGTTCAGGCCAACGGCCGCGCACCGCAGGGGCTGGGCGTGGGCGATCAGGTCGTGACGGGAGGCGGCACATATTCCATCCTGTCCGTGAACCCGGACGGCACGTACAAAAGCAAACTCGTAAATGCCGATCAGACCACGCAAAATTACACCGGAAGCTACAACTCTACGACGGCCCCGACTGGCCGCTACTACCGAGTTGGCGCGGATGGAAAATCCCCGTCGGGTCTGAAGGCGGGCGACCAGGTTGTTACTGGTGGTGGTACCTATATCATTGAGGGGTTTAATGAGGATGGCAGCTACCGGGCGACGCTGGTAAATAAGGCGCAGACCTCGCAGACCTACCGCGGGGAGTATGCGACACCGGGGGTTAACCTGGAGAACCCGACGAAGGACCTGAAAGCGATTCTCGATCAGTGGTTTGAGACGTCGAAGAACCAGAGCAACCAGCAGATCGACTATGCGACGGAGAAGGGCACGACCGAGCTGAACCGTGCGCTGGAGGATGCTGCCCCCCAGTTTCAGACACAGCGAAATCAGCTTGCGGCGAACGAAGCCCGAGCGCTGGATAACTCGGCTCTGTACGCAGAGGCGCGCGGCGACCGAGGCGGTATCGGCCTGGCGCAGTACAACGAGATCCAGTCGGCAGCTTTGCAGAACCGGCAGGCAATCAACGCCGCTCAGACGAAGCTCGCAACGGATACCGCTCGCCAGATCGCTGACCTGCGTGCTCAGGGCGAGTTCGAGAAGGCGGACAACCTCCTGAAGCTGACCCAGCAGAAGCTCAGTCAGCTTATGTCCTTGGAGCAGTGGGGCGCCCAGTACGCCATGAGCCAGGAGCAGATGCGCCAGTCGCTGGAGCAGTGGCAGAAGGAGTACGAGCTGAACAAAGCCAACGTGACAGGTTTCTTTACGGACGGCACCCCAACTCGCGCGGCGGCCGAGTCTGCGCGTGAGGCTTCTGCCAGTATCGCTTCAGCATTGTTGCAGGCGGGTATCATGCCGAACGAAGAGCAGCTCAAAGCGCTGGGTATGACCGCCGAGCAGGCGCAGAGCTATATAACGGCGTTGAGCTTGCAGGCGGCGGCAAAGGCAGCCTCTCGCAACCGGAGCCGGAGCCCGAGTCCGAGCGACCAGACGCCCAGCGACGAAACGGATCCGTCTTCGGCGAAGGACTACACCGTGGATTCTACCGGAAACGCCAGTGTGATTCCGGCGCGCAGCTTGAGCTGGAATCAGGATGAGGGTACGTTTGTTTGGAATGGTAAAACCTACTCGAAGGTGTCGGATCTGGTGAACGCTTGGAACAACGCGTCACTGAGCGATGAGGATGAGGCGGTGCTGCGGCGCAAGTTTAAGTCACAGACCGGTGTTGATCTGAGCAAATACGGGTATTAAAGGAGTTTGGCATGGCCAATACGAAGAGAAAAAACAGATTCGGCAGCGGTAATGGCGGCGACATCTCCGCCGCCATCCGCCAGAACACCGAGGCGCAAAGCCGAGCGGCGCTGCAGAACGGTACGCTGCCGGTGTGGAAGGGCCCGTCGCCGAGTAAGAGCGGTACGGGCGCAACTGCGGGGAACGCCGCAAGCCTGCCCGGCAGCGACGCGTTTCAGCCGAAGGAGAAGACGACGCTCGGTGATGTGCTGAGTAATCCGATGTACTATGCGGAGAAAGTTGTTTCTGCGCCTCTTGATGCGCTTCAGTCCGGCCTGAAAGATATGTTCAGCGGGACGAAGAAACAGGAGGCGAGGCTGAATACAAACCAGCAGATGCAGGAGGCGGCGACGCCCAGCAAGGCTAAGCTCGCGGAGGGCATGGTTGTTAAAGGCGCAGATCAGGCGGCCTCCGGTATTACGGCTACGTTGGACTGGATACTCGGTAATCCGATGAAGGCGCTCGGCTGGGAGAAAAATCCGATCTCCGAGTGGAACAGATTTGTTCAAGCCAACAAAGCCGCAAACGAAGTATATTACGCGAAGAATATGGCGAACGGCTTAAAAGGGCAGCAGGTACTGGATAAGTACGGGACTATGACCGCCGCCGCCGTGCCGCAGTTGGCAGTTGCAATCATGACCTCTGGGGCTTCTGCTGCCGCTCAAGGCGCGGGTGTGCTCACTGCGGGCGGTACTCAGCTTGCCGGTATGGAAGCGGCAGCCGCAGCGAGTGCGGCGATGAATGCGTCAAAAGTTGCGTCCGCTGCAAATACAATTCGCAATGTTACAACAGCGCTGGCAAAGGACAAGAATTATTGGACGTCTTTCGCCCAGGTGGCCGGGCAAGGGTATGAGGAGGCAAAGAAAGACGGCGCCAGCGAGTGGGAGGCCAATATGTTCGCCCTAACGAACGGCCTCTGCAATGCGGCGATCGAGGTCGGCGGCGGTATTCAAACCCTCCCGGTCGAGCTTCAGTCTGGTGCGAACGGCATCCGAGCGTGGCTTAAATCGGCAGTAGAGGAAGGCCAGGAAGAGGTCGTGCAGGGAGTGATTGAACGCGCGCTCCAAAACTTGGCTTACGATAAAGGCAATCCCGTGGCGTCGCTTACGGATGAGAATGCAGTCCTCAATCCCCGAACCGCTGCCGAAGAGTTTGCGGGCGGCTTTGTGGTTGGCGGCGTCTTGGGCGGTGGCCACACCGCTGTAAATAAAGCGCTAAACCCCGCAGCCCGCAGTGGCGCTCCTGGCACGATCCGCAATGCCGTGGCCGGGCAGGCCGCGATTGACCAGAACATCAACTACAGTTTGGTGGAATCCGGACTCAATTACGCCGAGGGGTCGAAGACTCGCGCGCTTGCGGAGAGTATGGCCACAAAGCTGGACGCCGCTGCGGACATGACGAAGTCGGGCGTGACGGCGAAGGACTACGGCAAACTGTATCGGCTGATGCAGTCTGAACAGAGCGCACGGCCGGACACGAGCCGCAAAACAACGGCACGTGTTGTAAACGAAGAGGGCAAGGTCGTTACAAAGATGAGCCCCGTTGCCGAAGCCTTTCGAACGCAGGGAGAGACGGCGGCCGTGGCTGTGGAGAAGGCGAAGGTCCTTGAACGTCTGTTGTCCGGCGAGCAGGTCAGCAACAAACAGCTTGAAAGCCTCGGTCTGCGAGACTCGAGCACTCAGGCGGTACTGACGCAGCTCACGGGCGTGGAAGTGCCGAAGGGCGCGACGAACAGCCAGCTCCGTCAGGTGTTCCGCGCGGCGGCCGAGACTGCCGTAGACGCGAAAAATGCAGAGCAGGAGCTTGCACGCTCGGTCGAGTATGCTCAGTCGGCTGTGGCGGCCGCAGCACTCATGCAGGAGGCGCAGACGAGTGTTGCGCAGGAGGCAAAAGCGGCGGAGACCTCGGCGGAGGGCGATACACCGGTCGCTGCGGCTGAGGCCGATCGCGGCATCATGGTTCGAGACGGACAGTATATCAGCCGCGAGGACTTTTTGGAGTACGCTGAAAACTATCTCAAGGAGCGAGGTCTGCCAGCTACTCTGGAGCAGGTTGAAGCCCTGTATGAGAGAATGAAACAGTATAACACCGACAACGGCCCGCTGGTTGCGAGCGAGGAGGCGAAGGCGGAGAACGCTTTTTCCGTGGACGGTACCGCAGACGCAACGCCGGTTCGAGAGCCCGGCAGCGCTACGAAAGAGCAGCAGTGGACGGCGCGCTTGGTGGCGGACTCCTTGCAGCATCTCGGCGTGAAAGCGGTCGTATTCGACGGAGCAAAGCTCGGCAGCGCGAACGCCATGATCGCCGACGGTACGATTTATCTCAATGAGCACAAGCTCGGCAGTCAGCGCATGATCACGTGGGCGATCGGTCATGAGCTGGTACATCCGGGGGCGAATTCGGATGCGAACCTCGTCAACACGATCATCGGGGTATTCGACAAGCTGTCGATGAGCGGCGCGCTGACCGAAACGATGCAGTCGCAGGTGGACAATCTGGACGCGATCATCGCGGAAAAGACGGACGTTTACAAGCGATACCTCGTGCAGGAGCGCGGCATGAGCCAGCAGCAGGCAGATAAGATCGTGACGGAAGACTACGTGCGCGAGGAGATCGCGGCGGACTGGATGGGCGAGGTGTTCGCCAGCCAGAATACGCTGGAACGTCTGGCCGGTATTGAGCCGGGGCTCGTGACGAAGGCACTGCGCGCGCTGGCGAATATCCGCGCGCACGGTGAGACGGCGCTGCTCAAGGGCGGGAAGGATAATTCCACCGCCACCCGGCGTTTGGACGGACTGGAGCAGCGGCTGAAATCCGCGTTGGAACGGGCGGAAATGACCTCGCGTGCGCCCGCGCGGCCGGAGGCGGAAAGCATTGACACAACAGGAAAAACTGCGTATAATGAGACCGTAGAAGGCGAATCGCAGACTGCGGAAAAAACGCAGAGCACCACCACCGAGAAACCCAAAGCCAGTCCGGAGCTGCAATCGGCGATCGAGCGGTTGACTGCCGGGGAAGACGTGAGCCGGGAGGAGATCGACCGCATTCCGGAGGTAGCCGAAGTTCGTGCGCTGCCGAAGATGAATACCGCCGACATCCAGACGCCGGAGCGCCAGAAGCTCCGGTCGGAGGTGCTGGAACAGCTTTACCAGCGCGGCAGCTATTCCAGCGAGACGCACGACTACACCGGCGAGATCGCGCAGGAGCGGCGCGCCGATATCGTCATCGGTGCACCCGCGGCTGGTAAATCCTCCGTGCTGGTGGATCCGCTTTCCGAGCAGCACAAGTCCCGCGTGATCGACAGCGATGATGCGAAGAAGCTGCTGCCGGAATACGACGAGGGCAAGGGCGCCGGTAACGTTCACCGTGAGAGTTCGATGATTCGCAATGACCTACTCGTGCGGGCAGTTGAAAACGGAGATAACCTCGTCTGGCCGACCGTCGGGGACAAGCTGGATAAACTGCTGCGCGACATCCAGAATTTCCGCGACAACGGCTACTCGGTGTATCTGCACCTGAATGAACTGTCGGCGAGTAAGGCGACCGGTCGCGCGCTGGGGCGCTACCTCTCGGAGGGGCGGTTTGTCGACCCGGAGGTCGTGCTGAAGGTTGGCGACAAGCCGACGCAGAACTATAATTACATTCGTCAGCAGGAGGGATTGATTGATGGATACTCGCACTACTCGAATGACGTCCCCCGAGGAGAAAAGCCGATCCTCTACGAAGCAGGAGACGCAGGGCGACCTCTGGAAGGAGATCGCGGAAGAGGGGTACGACAGCCTGGACGGAGCCTGGGAGACGCTCGCGCAGAGACGGAAGGCCCGCGAGACGGAAAGCGCTACAGCATCGACAGCCCCGATTATCGAGGACGGGAAGACGCTGGACGAACTGATCGCGCCGAACGACGCGCTGGGGCAGAGCTTGATGAAGCATCTGCGAGAGCGCGGGGCGACGGATCAGGAGATCTGGCAGTTCATGATCGAGAACTAACCGAGGCCGTTCGCCGTCGCGCGATAGACCGCGACGTACCGGATCTGGGGCTGCGAGAGACGGCGGACTACGAAGCCTTCTCGAAAGCGCTGGATGCGGCCCGTACAGCGAACCGCAACGGCGCGATGGTCGACCCGCAGAGCGTGGAGGAGCTGACCGAACACGGCGCAAAGACCTTCCTGAATGGGGACGGTACTGCGGGCGTGGCGGTGGAGCGCGACGGCAACATCGTCGGCGTGTTCAAGAACCCAAGCAATCACACACGCAAGGCTGCGCAGGATCTTCTGCTCAACGCGATCGCGGCGGGTGGCGACCACCTGGACTGCTATGTGCTTCAGCCGGAAGTGAGTCAATCCAACCTCGGCGACATCTATGCGCAGCTCGGCTTTGAGCCGGTCGCATATCTTCGCTTTAACCGTGAGTACGCAGACCCGAGTTGGGACTATGACTCGTTCGGCGAGCCGGATGTGGTCATGTGGGTACACAACGGTGACTCTGTTGGGACAGTTGTCGAGCGTATCGGCGACTACCACTACTACACGCCGGAAGAAATCCGCGAGACGTGCAAAGAGTTTACCGACTATGATGAGGCCAAAGCCTACCAGAAAGAACAGCTCGAAATGCGAAAGACCGCACAGGCATCTGAGGACGCCGGTGCGGTTTCTGTTTCGGGTGATCTCCGGTATTCGGTTGGTGACTTTTCCGAGCAGGTCGACAAGGCACTGAATGGCGAGTGGGATCGCTACAACGCACTGTACGTTGGGGAAACCTCTCCGCTGATGGAGGAGCTCGGCTTGAAGCAGCTTCCGGTGCTGATGACGTCGAAGCATTTGAACGACATCGTCGCCGAAAAGAGCAGCAGTGACCGACGCAAACACGGACTTACCCCGGATCAGGTGAAGTCGCTGGGCGGCATCCTGTCCGACCCCGCGATGGTGTTGGACTCGGCGCAGCGCAACGACGCGATCGTGTTCGTGTCCGATCAGACCGACGCGGATGGGCTGCCGATCGTTGCGGCAATCCGGCCGAACGGCAGCGGCGTGTACGAGATGACGAGCCAGCCGACGAACTTCCTGCTGAGCATGTATGGCCGAGAGAATTTTGACAAATTCATCGAGTCTGCTGCGCGGGATGGGCGCATCCTCTATGTTAACAAAATAAAGAGCCAGTCGCTGCTTGGTGATGCGGGCGTACAATTCGCCACGGGCCTTAGCAGCGCTGACTCTGATGGGATTGTACACCAGAGCCGAAACGTTGTCAATACCGAAGCGAAGGAAGCTCCGGCGAAGAACCCGGACGAGCGGTTCTCGGTTGACTCTGACACGCAGGCTGACCTTGACCGCGTGTTTGACAGCGACGACTTCCGCGCATTCCTCAGTGACTTCTACTCGGGTTATGGCTCGGCTGAGACCGGGACGACGACCGATACGACACAGCGGGTGTCGCGCGTGCGGTCGAACACCCTTGAGCAGTCGCGCCGCGAATCCGCCGCGCGGATGCTCGGCGAGGAGCGCGGGAAAGCGATTGACCGCATCTTGACCATGGACGAGAAGCATCTGGACGAGATGAGCCCCGAGAAGTACACCTACGACGTGGAGACGGAAAAGCAGAGTATGTCTCGCGCGAAAGAGCGGTTGGCGCAGGACTACGACGGGACGAAAGCCGCACTGGAAAACGGCGTCTGGCGTTCCGGTGAGGATCTGGACGCCGCGATGGGTGTGCTTGCGTCGGAGCTGGCGGAGGCTCGCCGCACCGGCAACTACGACGAGGCCGTGGAATGGGCGCACCTGATTCAGGAGCAGGGCACCGGCGCGGGTCAGTTCATTCATGCGTTCGCAAAGTATACCCGCAGCCCCGAGGGCGTGCTCGTCCGCGCGGCCGAGGTCTTGGACAAAGCCGGTGTCGACCCGGTGACGCGGGATGATCTGCTTGACCGGATCGCCGACTTCACAAAGACGCTCGGCGCGATCGAGACGGGCGACAAAAACAGTTTGATCCAGCTTATCCTCGATCAGGCCGAGCAGCGCAACACTAAGGTCAGCAAGCGGACGCTGAAAAATCTCGGGCTGATGAACTTTGAGTACCTGTATGACGCGGCGCTCAATCAGATGGATCAGATCGCGCAGGACTATCTCAAACCGTCAATCGGTAAGCAGATCAGCACCTTCCAGACGATCTCGCACCTGCTCAACCTGCGTACCGGAAACCGCAACGTGGGGTCGAACCAAGTGTTCGATGTCGTAGGCACGATTCGAAACGATGCCGCGCTGCTCCCGGATGCGATCCTCGGAGCAATTTCCGGACGACGAGTAGTCGGGGTTCAGAAGAGCTGGGGGTCGAAGGCGAAGCGCAGCGGAGCGCTGGAAGGTTTGCACCGGTCGTGGATTGAGGCGTCGCTGGACATCGCGCCGGACGCCGCGAACAGCCGCGACAAATATGGCACGTCCCGTAGAACGTGGAAGATGACCGGAAATCGGGGCGCTCGAGTTATGTCCACGGTCGAAAAGGCCATGGGCTTTGAGCTGAACGTCACGGACGAATTCCACAAAGGGAGTGTTACCGGAGAGACGCTCGAAAGCCTCGCCCGCGCGGTCGAGCGCGGGGATATCACGCAGGCCGAAGCGGAGGCGTGGGCGCGCGAGGAGGCACTGTATCGTTCGTTCCAGGATGACACTTTCATAGGCAGCATGCTTGGCAACATCAAAAACCTTTTCAACACGGTCGGTGTCGGCAAAAGCGGGAAGAAGATGGGCAACCTCGACATCAAGGAATTCGGCCTCGGCGACCTCGTGCAGAAATACACGCAGGTCCCCGGCGCGCTGATTACCCGGGCGATTGAATTCAGCCCCACCGGATATCTGAAAGCCATCTACAACACCGCACAGTTCGTCAAGGCATCCAAATCCGAGAAGGTAAAAGCGCGGGCCGCCGAAACGGCCGCCGCGCGCGCAGAAGCGAATCCGGATCGCGCTCGACAGGTGCGTCAGGCGTTTCGTGCAAAAACGGAGGCCGAACAGGCGCGTGTCGAAACAAACCGGCTTCAGCGGAAGGCCGCACTGGCGTTCGGGCAGGCAACGACCGGCACTGGAATCATCGCCGCCTTTGCGATGCTTGCTGCGAAGGGATTGCTCAAACGTGCGGACGATGAAGACGACGCAGATGCGAAGGCGCTGAAGGCGTCGGAAGGAATCTCCGGTACGCAGCTCAACCTGAGTGCTCTCGGCCGATGGATTGAGGGCGAGAGCCCAGACTGGAAAACCGGGGACGACCTCATGTCCGTTGAATTCCTTGAGCCTCTGAACGCGCTCATGACTGTCGGCGCGCTGGTCGCGAAGGACAATGTCGATGCATCCTTTTGGGAGAAGGTCGGAAACTACGGGGGCGATTCGATGGAAGCGCTGTACCAGTCGATTCTGGAGATCC